AGATATGTTAGCTGCTTCACATGCTTTACTAACATTTCCCATCTTACTTGCATACACCTCTAAAAACTTTGATCTATCTTTTGCCATCTTTTACTTAATGAATCTTTTATCTTTTCTAATCTCTCTATTGTGTATTGTGATTTAGGAAAGGTCTCATCTAATTTGTTAATAACTGTACTCTTGATTGTGTAACATGATGTCATAAATAACATCAAAAATATTACTGAAATCCTTTTTACTAATTTATTGTCAAGTTTGTAAACTTTCTTCTTCACTCATTTGTATAATAGCCTCCTCATACATTTCTTTCACTATTGTTGATAACTTTAGTAAATCATCATCTGATAAATACTTGAGTTTTGGCTTTATAAAATCAATTCTTTGAGCTGCAAGATCTTCTTCTAGATCAATTACAACTGCATGATACCACTCTAATAAATGTGGTGAATATTTACTATAAACCTCAAATGATTTTAGGCTATGTATTACACCTGAATCTCTCTAAGTGTAAACCTATAGAATTTCTTTAGTACAGTATATAGTAGTGATCTTACTTCTACTACTTCCCTTCTTCTTGTATTTTCAAATACTCTATATCCTGATAATGATTCTATTTCATTTATCAAGGTCATTATTCTACTTCTGTTTCTCATGCTTTTCTAATTTAGTTTGTAATGCTGCTAATGCTCTCCATGCTACTTTAGCTAAATGTGATACTCCATCTATATCATCTTCCTTAGCTTGTATGAGATGTCTAGTTAATGCATCTAGGTGATCCATACTTTTAGTCTTATCCCAATGTAGAGGTTTGCCTTTATGGTGTTGTTCATTTCCAATCTTGCTCACTCTTGATACTTCCATGAGTGCATCAGGAAAATAGTTTATTACACCTGTCCATACTGGATAATCTTTTCTATTCATCCTCTAAATAACCAAAATAAAAAGTTAATTCCCATAATAGACCAAAATGTAAAAAATGGTAATCCCCAAACTATATATCTCAATAGTCTTTTTTGAAAAGCTATATCAGCTTTAGTTGTTCTAAGATAATATCTCATATCTTCTCTTTTGATGTAATGTCTCATAGTTCTATGTTTATATAATATTGATCTAAGTCTGATTCATGCATAAACCACTCCTCATAAATATCTAATGCTTTCCTGGCTTTTGCCTCACCTCTAAGATAAAACTCCTCTGATACTTGTGCATAACCTATATCAAGAGATCCTTTATCTATAACAATAAATCCCATATTCTCAGGTGCTATATCAAAGGCATAGCAATATAAAAAACATTGTAGATCATATCCAAATTTATCTGCACTATATTGCCATCCATTTAATGATGATGTAGTCTTTAGGTCATACATCTCTGAATTGTTGCTTAGAATATCTGCTCTTGCTCTAAAAGGATATTGGTTTCCATTATGCTCTAGAGTAAAAACCTCACTCTGTTCAAATTCACTATTATTCAACTTCTGCAATACCATTTCATTTCTCAGTAATGCATCAGCTAATCTCTCTGCATCATGTTTCTCTTTTAGTGTAAACACTTTACCATATTGTTTAACTGCATCTTTATATTTCTTTGTATTCTTACTTTGCACATTAACAAATATCTGACTAGCAAATACCTCAGGTTGTAGTACAGCAGCATGTGCTAACCACCCATCTCTAAATGCTTGTGCATCAGGTTGTCCATATTCTAAGATATGTTTGTATGTCTTTGGAGA